TAATGACATTACCGGCGTTGCTATGGAGGGTTCTCCTCTCGCTGGCTTAGCTGGCCTTATCCCTGAGCTCGACTTTGATGAAGTTCAGAGACATGTCTGATGGCAAGAAAAAGAAAAACTAAATCGAGTAAAGCCAGACTCAGAGCACAAGCTAAGTACAACCGAAAGCCTGCTCAAAAGAAAAGGCGAGCCGCATTAAATAAAGAAAACCGTAAACGTGGTACCTACGGGAATAAAGATGGACTTGACGTTTCTCATAAGAAGAGCGGTAAGACAGTCTTAGAAAAAGCATCAAAGAACCGCCGTCGTAATGGACGTAGTGGCAAATCTAAATACAAAAAGTAAACCCCTAGTTATGAGCCAATGGATACTCCCCGAAGCCTCATGGAAGATCTCCTCACCTTTCGTAGTACAGATGCGAGACGGATGTGGAGGGAAGGCATCAAGGCTAGGGACCAACATCGCTGTGCCTATTGTGGTGCAACGGAAGAGTTAACTATTGACCACGTAAGGCCAAGATGCAGAGGTGGAGAAACTAATGCTTCTAATTGTGTGACTGCCTGCCTTGCCTGTAACCAGGCGAAAGGATCACTACATGTAAATGAATTTTTAAATCTAAACTTACTATGACTGCTCAAGTCTTTACTGCGGTAGCTAATCGCAGAGCCGGAACTATACATACTTATGGTTATGGCCACATTCCTATCGACTCAACAGCTGACACAGCTCTAGCTAATATCACTACCTCAAGCAAAGTATCTGATGTTCTAGAAATCCTAGATGCTTGTATTGAAAGAGATAGAACTACTACCGCTACTTCAATCGGAGGAGCAACACAAAACCTCACTTCCAATGGCCCTTCTGACATCGCTCTTAGTGCTGCAGCTGTATCTACAGGTGCTAATGGCTCATCAACTCCTGTAACAGTTGGAACACTTTCAGCTACAGCTACAGATAGTCCTAGCAACCTTACATTTGCTCTTGTATCAGGTACCGGCTCTACAAATAACGGTAACTATGCAATCTCTGGAACAACTCTACAATTCACAGCTGCATCAGCATCTGCGGGATCTGAGTCTGTTCGTGTACGTGTAACAGATAGCTCAGCTCTTACATACGAGAAAGCATTCACTATCACAATTAGCTAATAGGTGAAAAATCAAGCCCTAGAACTCGACAAGAAAATACGTGAGGACTTTAGGGCTTTCCTCACCCTTGTCTGGAAAGAACTAAACCTACCAAGACCCACAAGAGCACAATTATCAATAGCAGAATATCTACAACATGGACCCAAGAGACTCCAAATATCAGCCTTTAGAGGTGTTGGTAAATCTTGGATTACTGCGGCTTTTGTTCTTTGGATCTTATATAAAGACCATGACAAAAAGATCATGGTTGTATCAGCGTCTAAAGAAAGGGCTGATAACTTTTCAATCTTTTGTCAAAAATTAATTATTGATATTAATTGGTTACATCATTTAGGACCAAAAGATGCAGATCAACGGTGGAGTCGGATTAGCTTTGATGTTGGTCCAGCTGCACCTCACCAGGCTCCGAGTTGTAAGTCTGTGGGTATTACTTCGCAGATGACCGGATCGAGAGCTGATGTTCTTATCTTTGATGACGTTGAAGTTCCTCTGAACTCTGCAACTGATATGCAAAGAGAAAAACTTCTTCAACTAATTACAGAAGCTGAATCAATCCTTACTCCTAAAGAAGAATCAAGAATATTATTCTTAGGTACTCCTCAATCTACTTTCACAGTGTACAGAAAGCTAGCTGAGAGAGCCTACAAGCCCTTTGTTTGGCCTGCTAGGTATCCAAAGTCATTACAGAATTACGAAGGGCTTCTAGCCCCTCAATTAGAAGCAGATATTATTAACGAAAAAGCAGATAGTTGGGCTCCTACTGATACTCGTTTCTCTGATATGGATTTAACAGAGAGAGAAGCAGCGATGGGTAGATCTAACTTTATGTTGCAATTTATGTTGGATACTTCTCTATCAGACGAAGAGAAATTCCCTCTTAAATTTAGAGACCTTATTGTTACTCCCATAGGTGAAGAATGTGCGGCTAAGTATGTTTGGAGTGCCGATCCTCGCTATCTCATTAAGGAACTCAATCCTGTCGGCCTTCCTGCTGACCGCTTCTATTCACCCATGTTTATTGACGAGAACGCAGTTCCGTTTAGTGAGACGATTATATCGCTGGACCCTTCAGGGAGAGGTGCCGATGAAGGTGTGGCCTGTTGCCTTTCTCAAGCTAATGGCTACATTTTCTTACGTGAAGTTAGAGCCTACAGGCAAGGATACTCTGATCAAACCCTCATCGACATTATTCGTTTTAGTAAACGATACAACGCTACGAAGTTAGTCATTGAGACAAACTTTGGTGATGGTATGTTTACTGAACTCCTTAAGAGACACGCAATAGACGAAAACCTAAACGCTGATCTAGAAGAAGTTAGAGCTACTACTAGAAAAGAAGAAAGAATAATAGACACACTAGAACCAGTCATGAATCAACATAAGCTCATTGTTGATCCAAAGGTCTTTGAATGGGATTACAAATCAAACCCAGATCAACCACCAGAGAAACGTCTTGAATATATGCTCATGTATCAGATGTCTCGTATGTGTAAAGACAAAGGAGCTGTGAGACATGACGATAGAGTTGACTGTCTAGCTTTAGGTGTTAAATACTTCACAGATGCTGTAGCCCTCTCAGCTCAAGAAGCTATAGACACAAGAAAAGAAGAAGAAAGAAAAGCTATGTATCAAGCCTTTTTAGATCACCCTACTTTGGCCACAGATGCCCTTGCATTGGGTCGTAGCTTTAAAGGACTTAAACCTAAGCAAGCACCAGTGTATGACTGGACTCCAAGGCGTTAAAGAGCCATTGGGGGGAGTTATACAGAGGAAGTGGTGCTCCTCTGTGTGGATTGCGGTGAGAAGGAGACCCTCGTATCATCAGGGTCTCCCCCCTATAAGACAAAAAAGACAAAAGATTTCCTCGAAACCCTAGTGTTTCTAAGCGAGCGAAGCGAGCGTAGTTATAACCGTATAACTTCAAAGAGGAAAATCTCAATAACCACCTAAATTACCCTTTAAACCTCAATCGGTTTAGTACCGTCTATACCGTCTGTAGGTACTGTGGTTATTGTCATGTTGATTCTTCTAGGTTTATCTGGTGAGCAACATCTAGCCCTTCTTATTCTTGGGCAGTAAGTATCGTCATAGAACATGGCGGAACCGCAAACGTAGCAAATAGTTCTTTTCATGTATGACTACTGAGAGATTTAAAAGCCTTCAGAGTGATCTCTGTGAGGCGATAGATAGACATGACTATAAGCATGGTAAGCAACTTATGTCATTACTAGAGACCGAACACGAGAAGGAGTCTCTTAGGAAGTGGGTTTGGTATCGGTGAGTATTTTGACATAATTTTATGTTGGGTATTCGTGAGACGGGCGGCGGCAAAGTTCCCCCATGCCCCCCTCAAAACCTCGATATACCACCCCACCCCTTCATTTTTTACCTGGCAGCTGGGATGAAATGAGTGATACCAAGGCTTCTCACTGGTTCTAGTATCCAGTGAACGTGCAAAAATATTGACCAGGCTCACATCGAATTTATTTTTCTATTCCAATCTGTGCGAATTTAATATGACTAGACGCAAACGCAAGACACCACAACAACGACGGTTCTATCGAAACCTAATACACGAATGCTTGACCCAGACATACAGAAGGATGGAAGACATGGTATCAACGCTACCTATGGACGGTGTTGACTTAGACAAGGACACACCAGAGAGCAGAACTATTAGGAATGTCATAGCAATCGAACAAGAATGGATACTTGATCCTGACTTAAGAGCAGAGCTCAGCTTGATAGATCTAGGTCCACCACCAGATAAAGCGTAGGTTGTATCAAATGTACACTTGACAGTACTAAATACCTAAGTAATTATGCGTCAGCAACACTCAGCCACCCCAAATGGAAACACTAGAAGACTTGATAACACAGCTGTCAAGCTATGTTGGCAAGTTGCAAGTGGAGAGGACTAGATTAAAACCCGAAGACTCACACTACAAAGAAATTGCAGCTGCTCTTCAAGAGGTAAGAGATAACCTTGAATGGTGTCTTACTCTCAAGCCAGAGCTAGATGAGAAGGGATACCTCAAAAGAAAGTAATTGTTACTCTTTGTATCTTTTCACTTCCATCAATGGGACTGATCAACGAGAATACCTACATACACATGAATTTTATTTATGTGTAGTTCTCTAATCCACTCAACCAAATGGAATTTAAAAAGAATGCTACTAAAGCTCAGATCCTTGAGTATGTAGCAACACAAGATAAGAAGGTCTATGACCTTAATGAAAGCAATACCTTTCTTCTTATCATGTGTGTATTGATTGCAGCCGCCGGTTACATGTTCTAATGTATAGGTGGTTGAGTACGACCCGCTCCTCGTTCAAGATGGAGTGGGTCTTTTTTTTTAATCACTCATCAGCCGTCATCACTTGCACACATGAAACTCAGCC